ACCCGCGTGCGCTCGCTCAACATGGGCATGACCAAGGCGAACGCGCTCGGCACCGGGTCCAGCAAGCCGCGCATTCTCGCCTACCCTGGCGAGTACCTGTATTCGAACCAAGATGGCAGCGGGGTGCCGGACAGCTTTGCTGGTAAGTCCTGCACGCGGACGACCCTGATCGTGGAGGCTTGCGACAACTCGGGCAATCCGTCGAACGACAGCGGCAAAATCATCTCGGTCCACAACACCATCCTGCCCGCGTTCGTCGCCACCTCCGACGCCAACGTGTGGGTCTCCACCTACACCACCGAACTGGTGGCCAAGACCTCGTGGGATAAGACCAAGCTCGACACCAAGGGCAACCCGATCGGCGTGCCCAACGTGCCGGACGCACTGAACGGCAACGTCTCCGGCATCATCAGCGCCATCAACGCGCTGAACACGCTCTGGGGTCGCGGTGCGTTCTACATCGATACGGCCGCCAAGAAGGTCTACGTTCGCACTTGGAACGGCCGCCAGCCCGATGCCAACCTGTTCTTCGGGCGTGGCACCACCAACGGCAACGACGTCAACAGCCGCAACTTCTACCTCAACGGCATCTACGGCAACGTCACCACCGTCTGGGCGCGCGGCCTGTGGACCTACGGCGGCTGCGGCATGTACGGCACGACCTACATGCCCGACAGCAGCCCGTCCGGCGTGTTCAAGGGCTGGGACTGCGGCACGAACTATTCGAGCCAGTGCGGCATCGCTTGGGATGGCAACTTCACGTCCACGCTGTACCGCCACACCGCCGACTACAACTACAAGGACGGCTACAACTACGACCAGTCCACTGGCCTCGACCCGAGCGGCACGGCGGTCATGCGCTTCCATGAGCTGGACAGCACCGGCGATTGGAACGGCTGGGACAACAACGGCGACGGCTCGAACAACGGCAGCTCTGCCCACTTCCGGGCAATCGGCGTTCGGGTGAACTGCACCTACGACCGGACCGCGAACCGCGCGATCCACGACATCATCGCGGCCAAGTCGTGGAACTTGGGCCTCACCGCCTCGAACTGCCGTCAGACCGGCCTCCAGAGCGGCGCCTTCGTCATCGGCTTCTTGCCGAACACGGGCGAGACCGCGCAGATGTGGTTGGACGGCTGCAAGTCGATCAACAACCAGTATGACATCGAGTCCTATAAGGGCGCCTCGCTGTATTACCGCAACCTGACACCGGCCACCCCGGTCACGGATGCGCAAGGTGGATCTATCTCCACCTACTAGGTTGCCTGACAACCATTTGATCTTCGAACGTGCATGAGTCACAGCGCTCTGCATGTTCGAAGAGCTATACCAAGCCGTCAAGCTGCGCTTCGGCGACACCAACGCCCTCCAGTCCATGGGCGATTGGATCTGCGCAAATACCACGATCAAGAAGCGCCCCTTCTCGTTTGACGGCTACCATTTCCAGAAGGCCATCGCCGATGACATGCACAACAACGTGTCGGTCATCAAATGCTCACAGATCGGCCTGACCGAGGTTCAGATCCGCAAGTTCCTTGCGATCCTGACGCGCTCGACCGCGCTGAACGGCATCTTCTCCCTGCCCAATGAGGCCATGTTCACTCGGACCTACAACGGCCGTATCAAGCCGGTTCTTGAAGGCGACGCGGTCTTCAATCCGCCCACCGGCACCAAGCCCACGCGGTCGAAGAACCAAGTCCAGATCCGCGACAGCTTTGGCTACATTTCGGGCTGCACGGAGGGCGACGCGACCAACACCTCGGCCGACTTCGTCTTCCACGACGAACTTGACCTGAGCCCGGAGACGATCATCGCCCTGTACCAGTCGCGCCTTCAAGGCTCCGACATGCGCATGGTCCAGCAGTTCTCCACGCCGACCTTCACGGGCATAGGCATTCACAAGAGCTACCAGCTCACGGATCAGCGCGAATACACCATGCGCTGCCCTGCCTGCCGCCACATCCAGATCCCCAAGTTCGAGCCTCAATTCGTTCATCTGACCAAGATGCCCTTCGACGTGGAGAAGTTCACGGACCTGACGGCCCAGCAGATTGCCCTTCTTGATCTAGAAGATTGCTATGTCAAGTGCGAGAAGTGCGATGCCCGGCTAGATCTTGGCGATGACGGGCAGCGCGAGTGGGTGGCCAGCTACCCGTCGCGTCAGAACTTCCGAGGCTACCGCGTGCGTCCCTTCTCGACGCCGCGCATCAAGCCCGCCTACATCTTCGGCCAGCTGGCGCAGTATCAGGAGCGCTCCTTCACGCGCGGCTTCTACAACACGGTGCTCGGCGAGGAATATGACGCCGCCAACGCGCGCATCCAAGAGAGCGACGTGAAGGCATGCCTCAAGCAAGCGGCGATCCCCGACGTGAGCAAGGACATTCCCTGCTACCTCGGCATCGACGTGGGCCTGACCTGCTACATCACGGTCAGCTATGACGACGACGAGGGCTTCCCCGTCTTCTGCCTCTTCGACACGGTGCCGGCCGCCTACCTGCAGAAGCGGGTGGGAGAGCTGATGTCGATCTACAATATCGTGCAAGGTACGATCGACCGCTTCCCCTACACCACGGAGGCCGACGCGCTTCGTGAGACCACCGGCGGTCTGATCGTGCCCGTGCAGTATCGCGGCATGCAGGGCCTCGCCCCCGTGGTGGACTCCGACACCAAGATCCTCAACCACTACTCGGCGAACAACACGCTGATCTTGGATCGCGTCAAGGCGCTCATCAGCCACCGCAAGATGGTCTTCACCGGCTACCAAGGGCAGAGCGACCTCATCGTCAAGCAGTTGACCAGCATGGTGCGCGACGACAAGCCGACCGACGGTATCGAGGTCATGGCCGAATGGAAGAAGACCGACGGCAACGACCACTACATGCACTCGATCGCTTTCAACCTGCTCGCGCGCCGGGTCTGCGAGCACATGTACTCGACCCAAGTTTCGACGGTGGCCACGACTTCGGCTTTCCTTGGGGCGCCTTTCGCTGGTACGCAGGGAATGCTCAACTTCAATGGCACCGGGAAGCTGAACCGGCTCCAACAAATTTCGAGGCTCGGATAAATGGCAGATAGCATTCTCAATGGCTTGGGCGCTGTGCTGCTGCCGAAGGGCAAGGGCGTCAAGGGCGGCAAGGGCGCGCCTCCGGGGTTCGTAAAGTCTCAGCCGGTCATGACGGCTCCGACCTATCGCGACCACACCGTCGACCTCTACCAGACCCGCACCGCCAACGACAGCCGCACGCTCATGGCGACGCTGGCGAACATGGACCCGGATGTCTCGGCGGCCATCCATGCGTTTCTCAGCGTGGCGGGATCGGTGGATCCGATCGTCTACGCCTACAACGAGAAAGACGAGATCGACGTTGACGGCATCGCGATGGGTCAGCAGCTCATCGCCCTTCTGACCACCACCAACGATTATACGATCGGCTTCTCCAACAAGCCGACGCTCGACGCCATGTGCAGCGACCACCGCTACCTGTGCCTGCTGCGCGGTGGCACCAGCGCCGAGCTGGTGCTCGACAAGACCTACGTGCCCAGCGAGCTTCGCCTCGTGGACCCGGCCACGCTGACTTGGAACCAGACGGCCCCCGGCGTCTACAAGCCAGTGCAGACGCCGACCGGGTCGAACGATGAAATCGACTTGAATATCCCCACGTTCTTCACGTCGAACTTTCACCAGTCGCCGCTCGACATGTACACGTTCTCGCCGTTCGTTTCGGCGATCAACACGATCGTCTCGCGCACGCTCGTCATCAACGAGCTGTACCGGATCATGAAGATCGTGGGCTATCCGCGTCTCGACGTGCAGGTGCTCGAAGAAGTGCTGATGAAGGCCGCGCCGCCGTCCTTCCGCAACGACCCGGTCAAGATCCGCAACTACGTGCAGGGCGAGCTGTCCGCAATCCGCAACACGATCGCCAATCTCGGGTCGGGGGATGCCTTCGTCCACTCGAACGCGATCGAAGCGACGATCATCAACGACAAGAACCCCAGCGCCGGTATTCAGATCCAAGGCGTGATCGACGTGCTCAATGCCCAGAACCAAGCCGCGCTGAAGGTGATGCCCGCCGTTGTGGGCAAGGCCAACAACGGTCAGGTCGCTTCGACCGAGGCGCGTCTGTTCGCGCTGAGCGCCGACGCGCTCAACCGCACCGTGGCCGGTCTCCTCACCAAGGCCTTGACGCTCGGCGCGCGACTGGCGGGCTACCCCGGCCGGATCGAAGTCATCTTCCCGCCGGTCGAGCTGCGGCCGCGCATGGAACTGGAGCCGCAGCTGACCATGAAGGCCAGCCGTCTCGCGCAGGACCTGAGCCGGGGCCTCATCACGGACATCGAATATTCGATGGAGATGTACGGCCGGCCGCCGCTCCCCGGCGCGCCGACGCTGTCAGGCACGAACTTCGCCGACCCGGTGCCGGCTGCTGGCGTGGATGCAAGCGACGTGTCCCCGAATGGCGATCCCTTGGGCCGCTCTCTCTCGGGCGAGGGCGGCAACGGCGTTGCAAAAAATAACCAAGCCTCCAAGGGTCGGACCTCGAAATTGACCTTCGAGGCCGCTGATGGGGCGACCTTCCTTCTCCCTATATAATTTTACTTTTTTCTTTTTAACGTAGTCAAAAAGAAAAAAGTAAAAAGAGTATATACAGAAGTGGTTGGCTCAGAACCGCTTGATCCCGACGGAAATCTCAGGAAGAGAGCGGTTTATGAAGCAGCTCGAAATGACCCCGGCCCTCCAGGCCATGATCAAGCAGGCGATGGGTGAGGATGTAGATCCCACCAACTTCGCCGTGTTCGAGACGATCATGCTCAACACCAAGCCGCTTCCCGGCAAGCGCGGCGCGCTGTTCGAGAATGCGGTGGTCATGCCCATCACCCTCAAGGAGATGGTCGACAGCATCAACGGTGGCGCGCACCTGCCGCTGATTGCCGACCACGAGCTGTTCGGCGCCCCGAAGGGCCGCCTCTTCCACTCCGCCCTCGACTTCGAAGACGCCAGCCTGACGATGCGTGGTCTCTTCTACCTCGACGAGACCGAGACGACCACGATCGCCAAGCTCAACGCCGGGTCGCTCGATGAAGTCTCTGTCGCGTTCCTCTCGCGCGAGTTCAACTGCTCGGAGTGCGGCTGGGACTACTTCGGCGCCGGGGTCTCGCGTGAGTATATCTACGAACGCACCTGCGCCAACGGCCACAAGATCGGCACCAACGGCGCTCACGGTGAAATGGTTGGTCTCAACCAGTTTATCGAAACTTCACTGGTTGCCCGTGGTGCTGCAGATAAGCCTAAGATTTTGGGCAAATCTCAGGCAAAGCTCGCCCCGGCCCCGCTGCAAGTGTTGGCGGCGAACGGATTTGAGATGGACGAGCTGGTGGTACAGGCGTCTCTCGGAAAGAAGGAAGAAGTTAGCATGGACCTGAATGCCGCCATCACGCAGATCGCCACCCTCTCGATGGAGAAGGGCACGGTCGTTGCCGAGAAGACTGCCGCCGAGCTGCGCGCGACGAACGCCGAAGCTCAGATCGCGACCCTGACCTCCACGGTCAGTGAGCGTGATGCCACCATCGCCACGCTGACTTCCGAGAAGACCGCGCTGGAAGCTCGCCCCGACGCCGCCGTAGGCGCCGAGCGTGACGAGGCCGTGACGTTCCTGCACGAGCAGCTCGATCACCTGATGACCGCCAAGGGCGAAGCCAAGCTGGAAGGCGACAAGCGCCTGACCAAGGTTTCGGAACTGAAGGCGAAGATCGGTGAGCTGACCGCCAACCTGACCTCGATCCTGCCCGTGGGCGGACGCTCGCAGGCCCCCGGCGGAACTGCCGATGAAGGTACAGCCAAGCTGGGGTACGACCCCAAGATGGCCTACGGCATCCGTAAGAACAAGTAAGGAGCTACAACCATGGCCGTCCCCAATCAGATCGTCGCCTCGGGTTACCCCATTGGCATCTTCACCTTCACCTACCTGCTTGCAGGCACCTATGCCGATGACGCCGCAATCGCGACGACCGCCGGCAAGGTCGTGACCTTCGACTCGACCGCCGCGAGCACGATGAAGCTCTCCGGTGACGGAGACCCGATCCACGGTCGCGTCTACGTTCCCGAACGCCGCGCCGTGCTCGGCATCAACGTCGCCTCGGTCGCGCGCAAGTTCAAGGAACTCGTTCCGGTCGCCGCTGGATACACCCCCGTGGTCGGCGACCGCGTCGTGGGCGGTGGCAACGGCACCGTGAAGAAGGCCACCGCCAATACCGGCGCTGGTGTCCCCACCGACCCCATCGTGGTCGAAGTCGGCCCGGCCGGTTTCGTCGCAATCGAATACCTCTAAGGAAGAGCTGACATGACCGACCTTCTCTCCATTCGTAACGGCCGTCAGCCTGCTGAAGTGCTGCTGGCCTCCCTGAAGCCCGAGGATCGCAATCACAGCTCCTCGCTGCGCGCAGGCGAGAACCTGATCAAGAAGGCGAAGGAAGCCCAGCTTTCCATCGACGACTATCTGCGTCTCGCTGTCGACCCCAACAAGGGCGAGTTCGCGGGCTCGGAAATGGACGGCTACGAGTGCGCCCTCGCGTACCTCGACCTGCCCGTCCGTGACGACTTCTCGTCGGGTGTCCTGCTTCAGGCCGCCGCCGAGACGTTCAACACCTTCCCAGGCTCGCGCGCCCTCTTCCCGCCGGTGATCGACAACATCCTGCAGTGGAAGTATCGCCAGAACCAGATCGAAAACGTGGATGCGCTCGTGTCGCAGTCGCGTACGATCAACGGCAACGAGATGATCACGCAGGTCATCGACGACAAGGCGAACGACTACCAGCAGACCGGTGTCATCGCCGAGGGTTCGGAGATCCCCGTTCGCTCGCTGCGCACCAGCGAGAAGGGCGTGAAGTTCTACAAGTTCGGCGGCGGCATCGAATTCACCTACGAATTCGAGCGTCGGGCGAGCCTGGACATCATCACCCCTTACGCCGCGCGCATGCAGCGCGAGGTCGAGATCGGCCAGACGGCCATCGCGACCGCGATGCTGCTGAATGGCGACGGCGTGTCAGGCGCTGCTCCGAACGTCAACGCAACCGATCTGGCTCAGAGCTTCCCCGCCGACGGCCGCCCGGTGACTGCCGCTGGCCGCCTGAACTGGGAAGTCATCCTCAAGTGGCTGGTCACCCGCGCGCAGGCCGGCGTGCCGATCGACACCGTGGTCGGCAACTGGGACGTCTACCTTGAGTGGATCCGGATGTTCGCCACGCCGACGCTGGCTGGCGGCCAGACCCAGATGGAGACCCTCGCCAAGGCTGGCGTGCAGGTCGCGATCGACAACCCGCGCCTGCCGCTCAACATCAGCTTCGCGCTCAGCTCGACGGCCCCGGCCAACAAGCTGATCGGCTTCATCAAGGCCGAGACGCTCGAAGAGCTGGTCGAGAACGGTTCGGACATCGAAGAGTCGACCCGCGCCATCACCAACCAGCGCGTGCGCTACGTCAAGACCACCAATCGCGGCTACCGGATGATCTTCGGTGACACCCGCTCGGTCCTGACCCTCAACTAAGAACTACAGCTTCGGCTGCTCGGGCCACCCTCCTCGGAGGGTGGCCTTTTCTTTTGCACCGTGCTGAACCGGGCTTCCTTTTCACCGTGATCGGCGTTAAGCGCAGGAGTTCCACAGGAGAATATCTATGGCCCGTAACACTCCCCCCGCGACCGAACGCCCGACGGCAGACGGCGTAGACCCGATCACCCCCACGCCCGAGCAGGCCGTTGGCAAGTCCCCCGACGCCGTTGATGACGGCGCCGCGCTGGCTAAGACCGCGCCCGATCTGCAGACGCGCGCAGACAGCGAAGCCGGCATCGACTACGCCGTGCCCGGTTCCGACCCTTCGGTTGCCGAGAAGATCAAGGTCAAGACGACCGGCAATTTCAATCTGATGGACCCCTACACGGGTGCTCACATCGGGGCTAACGATGAAAGCGTCGAGGTCGTGAAGACCAGCTTCATCGAGCAGCGTCTCGCTTCCAAGGAACTGGAAGAAGTATGATCGTTCGCAGCGGACTCGCTCACAGCATCCATATCCTGTTCGACTCGGGGCACCCGGAAGGACCGGTCTCTTGGCGCCTATTGGGGTCGACAGGCGTGATGCTGGCGAGCGGGTCCGTTGCGGTCCCCGCCGAAGCTGTTTCGCTCAGCTTGACGATCGCCTCCGAGTATAACACCCTCACCCCCGGCTCGCTTATCAGCAGCCGCGATCTGGAGTGGAGCTACAGCGTAGACGGCTCGCAGCTTAACGGCGAGGTCCGTTACTCTGTCGAGGCCCGGCCGCCCTACGGCGCATCCAACGACGGCGTTCGGGCCAAGCTTGGCGTTGCCGTACAAGATCTTCCAGACAGCGACATTTCGCTGATCCGATCCTACATCAACTTCCGAGACCTTGTCGGCGCCGATGAGCTTTCGACGGTCGCGGACGAGGCCCGACAGGTTGCCATTGCCGACGCCATCGAGGCGCAGGCCGCGCTCAACCTGATCCCTACGATGGCGGTCAGGATCGCGGCGTCGGAGGACAGCGGCACGAATGCCTTCAAGCGCCAGACCGTCGACTGGGGCGCTGTCGCAGAAGCACTCTCCGGCATCATCAACTCCGGGGTGTTGGCGGTCTTGCCGAACTACGACCCGATGGCGTCGGCCGGCGCGCTGTTCATTCTGGCAACGCCGTCCACCGACCCCTTCACTGGCTCCGGCTACGCTTAAACGCCGGTGCGGGCCAGCTCGATACCGAAGGTGCGGTAGTTCCGCAGCTCGGACTGGGACATGGGGAGCATTCGGAAGATGCTCACGATCAGCTCGCTGGCCACCTCCCCGTTCTCCATATCGAGAAGCGCAATCTTGCGGCCCTCTTTGAAGCGATTGTGGATTGCGCCAGCCAGCTCGATCTCGTTCAGCAGATCCGCGTCGTTGTAGCTCGACAAGGCCAAGGCGAACCTGATGAGCCAGCGACCGTCATTCTCGTCGAACGAGAAGCCATCAACGCCTACGAGCGTCATCTTTGGCAGGCTCAGCTCAGGGCCGCGCTCCTCCCAGTTGTGGAAACCGATCTCGGTGAACTTGCCGCTTGCATTCAGCTCCTCGATCAGGTCAGACACAGCTCGGATTGTCGATTTATAGACAGCAGGAATAATTTGGGACTCATCCATGGCTAAAACTCCAAACCGGCCAGTCCGACTTCGTCTAGTCTTTGGCAAGGCTGCGAGCAAGGGCCGTCGTGACTCTGAGAACCCCACCCGATTTTTGGTGGAGCAAATCACCCTTTCGTTTGCCGAGAACGCTTGGGACAACATCCGAACCCAGCTGGCCGACAAGATCCGCAGCGACGTGCGGGCCGAACTCGTCGCGGCCGCCGCCGCCTTCCGGCGCAATGTGATCGGCGCGCCGGGCCAGCAGCGCGGCCTCGTCGGCACGCTCAAGACGCGCGCCGTCGGCGGCCCGACCGAGTCTCTGGGGCGCCTACCTCGCTGGGCGCCGCGCGGCGCTCGCTATCTTGAAGAGAAGAAGGTCTTCACCGGTAGCCAAGACTGGTTCGATAACACGGGGTGGGAAGAAGGCGGCGCCCTCAAGGAGTTCTTCTCGTCGGACGTCGACATCACGCCCGGCGGTGCCACAATCAACATCGGTAGCGGTGGCGTTTTTGAAGAGCTGTTCGGCGGCGTCAGCGTGCAAATTCTGCGCAACAATATTGGCAGCGGCGGTCCGCAGGTCAGAGTTGGTCCACAAGGAAAGACCGCGCAGGTTCAGGTCGCCAAGATCCGCGTCCGCGCGCTGGGCTCGCTCACGGATCGAATGCTGGCGATCTCGGATACGCCCAACACCGCGCTGCTTGATCTTGTCTCTAAGACCGACCCCATCGTGGCGCTGCACCTGCGCGGCGGCCGGGGCCGGTATCGTCCGGCGCTTGAGCCGTATCTGAAGTTCTTCTTGGAGCAGGCGCTGCCGCACGCGGTTGCGACGCGCATCCGGAAGGGCAGCACCGACGGCAGTCTTCTTAAAAACTCAATGCGCGGTTGATCGCGGCCACGGCGTCTTCGACGCTGGTGTGACCCTCACCGAGGTTCTTCGCACCAGCCATGGCGGACTGCGGCCCTTCAGCCTTCTTGTCGCTGAAGAGAGCGTTGACCGTCAACACCAGCGAGGCGTGGTGGCACATGAGCACGGCGCTTTGCTCACCCAGCTTGAGCTGGAGCTTGGTCTCGATCTCGCGGCGTGCGTAGGTCCAGTAGATGTCTTCGAGATCGCTCTCGACGACCCCGAAGCCCCAGCACACCGCGTCGTCGAAGCTTAGCCCTGTGAACCAGTCTCGGAGGTTGCTGGTAGGGCTCTCTGATACCGGACCCCCAGTTCCGCCAGCTGGAGGGTCCGCTTGACGAAAAAATACAGCGCGTGCTCGGCGGCCCACGTCAGGATTTCTTCCACTTGCTCAGGGTCGAGGTCTACATCGTCCATGTTGACCAAGTCGTTCAGGTCGGTGACCATCCCCTTCTTGTCCGTCAGGACGCGCCGGACAATGTAGTCCTGCGTGAAGGGGTCGCTCTGGATCAAGTTCAAGGTCGCGGAAGGGTCGGGCAGCATCCGACGCAGGTCCATTTCCAGACCGTACACCATCTTGATCTCGCGACCGTTCACCTTGATCGTCAGCGACGGACGAGGCGGCAAGGCATTGTCGATAGCTTCAGTCACTGATGGCATCCCTTGCAAGCATGCGGGCGAGCGCCGCATTGAGATCAACATGTCGACCAAGACCTAGTCGAATGAGTTGATTAACTTTGGTGTTGACGAACATACCGTCGGCGTTTGCCAGATCACCGATCTCGGTATAGAGCGACTCGGGGATGCGCACAGTAAAACTGCGGTGCTCCTCGCGAGGTGTAGTATTTCGAGCCATATAACTCCGGTGGTGATCGGCGGTTGTGGTCTTTGCTATTGAGGAAAAGCCCAAACAAGGCAAGAGACTTTCTGGAATTCAAAGGAGCGCCATCATGGCAGACGTACAAAAATCCGCATTTTCGCTCTCGTCCGCCACGATCATGATCGGCAAGGCGTTCGTCGATGACGTTTTTGCCCTCTACCCTTCGGCGCATTCCGTCGGCATGGTCTCTGAAGTTGCTGTGCCTGTCGAAAGCTCGATCAACGAGCTGCTCAACGGCGTGGCCCAGACCACCGTGGACGCCAAGCGCACCGGCATCAGCACCTCGATCACCGCCAACGTCTTCGAAATGACCGCGCAGAACTTCATGCGTTCGCACGCCGTTAGCGGCGCCGCCACGCAGGTGAAGCGCGGCGTGCTCGCAGCTTCGGTGGCCGCCGCAGGCGTGTCGCTCAGCGTGGCTTCGGACCCGATCCCCGGCGAGGCCGGTTCGGCGATCAGCGGTATTGCGGACGTACCCGCAGGCTCGACCATCCTGATCCAGCGCGTCAACGGCGAGCAGGACTTCGTCTTCCCGACCAAGACCTCCGGCGTGGCTACTGGCACCGGCCCCTACACCCTGCCGATCGCCGGCAACTACGCGATCCCGGCCGGAATGTCGTTCCCCGCCGGCTCGCGCGTCTGGGTGGTCTCGCCGGTCTCGGTCGGTGACATCGACGCGGATGACCTCTTCTGCGTCAAGATCACCGGCACCCTGTCGAACTTCGACCGCCCGGTGACCTACATCGCCCCCAAGGTGCGCATGGTGAAGGGCTTCGGGCTCTCCTTCAACGAGACCCAGTACACCTCGATGGCCTGGGAAATGAAGCCGTTGATCCTGTCCGGCACCGAGGTCTCCTCGCAGCCGCGACTGTCCGAAGTCGGCACGCGCCGGTCGGGCACTCTCTTCGTCGGTGCCTGATTAGCACTTGACCTTTTCTTCAGAGGCGGCTCAATGAGCCGCCTCTTTTGTTTGGTGCGCTGTGTCCACGATCCCACTTGAACATATTAAAGACTCCCACAAACTTCTCGCAGACGGGCGGGTCGAGCTATTTGAGCTGACGCCAGCCGGCGGCACCGGCACGCTGCGGTTCAAGAACGACAACGACGTGACGTGGATGGGGGAGCTGTATCGCGGCATCCCGATGAGCGTGACCGGCGAGAAGAAGAACGCCGACGTGGGCCTCTCCATGCCGAAGCTGCAGATCGGTCAGCCCAACATCGACCTTTCCGAGTTCAAGGGCCTGATCCAAGATGGCTACCTCGACAACGCCGTGATCGTACGTCTCACCGTTCTGCTCGACAATCTCATCAACAACCGGCTGATCCGTGAGATCTCGACCTACCGCGTCAAGCGCGTCGAGCAGTATTCGCGTAGTCAGATCATAATGCAGCTGGCCACGCTCTCGGACTCTCTCGGCTTCTCGTTGCCCTACCGGACGTACACGCCACCGGCGTTCCCCTCGGTGCAGATGTGAGCCTGATCTACGAGCATCTGGTCGACAGGCCTTTCGTCTTCGGCGCGCAGGATTGCCTGTCGCTGTTCCGAGACTTCTACAAGACCAATTTCAACATCGACATTCGGAACTATGCCCGGCCGCAAAACTGGTCTTCCGACCAACTGGATCTGATGCGCTTGTGCTACGAGCGCGAAGGCTTCGACATGGTAACGGACTGGAAGCTCAAGGACTTGCGACCAGCCGACGTTCTGTGTATGGCGATCGGCGAAAGCAATCCCAACCACTTCTCCATCTATCTTGGAGACGGTGAGATTGTCCATCACCTTGCCGGTCGGAACTCCTCGAAGGAGACCTTCCGCGACTTCTGGCGCAGTTCAACCTGCTACCTGCTTCGCCATCCAGACGTGCCGGATCTGCGGCCCGTCTATCCCGACGTAGATATTCGGAGCCTGATCGATGCTCGAAACAATGCTGGAACAGGGACAGGTTGAAGAACGGTGCGGTCTCATCCTGAAGGACGGGACCGTTGTCGAGATCACCAACATCGCCGAGGATACCCGCATCGGCTATCGGATGGACCCTTCCGAGGTCTTGCCTTACGTCGAGGAGCTGGCAGGCACTTGGCACACCCACCCCGACACCGACCCGAATTTGAGTGGTGAAGACTATTCTGGCTTCCTTATGTGGCCCGACTTGATGCACAGCATCGTCGGCTTCCGCAACGGCAAGGTGGTCGTCACCCGCTACCGGGTTGAAGATGGGACAGTGATTGCATGCGACTGATCTTTTACGGGGACTTGCGCAACCGCTTCGGCACCGAAGTGACGATGCAGGCCAACACGGTGGCCGAGGCCTTGGAAGGTTTCTCCCGACAAGTCGACTGGCCTAGTGACACGCTGGTTGAAGTGGTGGGCTTCGACACGGAGGACAAGCTCCAGAGCCCCGCTGACGAAGTACACATCATGCCGTCGCTGCGCGGCGGCGGCGGCCAGTTCGGCAGCATTATCATGGGCGCACTCATGGTTGCCGTCGCATTTATTCCCGGCGTCGGTACAGCGCTTTCGACATCCTTGCTGCTCAGCGGCGGCCTGATGGTGGCGCAGGGTATTGTCGGGCTGTTCATGAAGGCGCCCAAGATGGGCAAGAATGAAGACCCCGAGGCTTCGAAATACCTCGCAGCAAACAAGAACACCACCGCCGTCGGCACCCCAATCACTATGGCTTGGGGTCGCATTGATCTCGCCGGACACTGGTTGAGCCTGCAGTCGGATAGTAACAACCTCTCTTATGGCGTCTTCCCCGCCAATCCGACTTAAAGGACTCTCCATGAAGTTCGCTGATATTGACGAGACCATGAAGCAGTGGGCCACTCCCACTCAAGCAACGTGCATCGACGCCTACCTCAAAGCTGATCGCAGTATCGTCGGGGCCGCCAAGGCGTTAGGGCGCCACAAGAACAGCGTTCTCTCAGCTCTCAACAACGTCCTCGTGACTGCCGCCGCGCACGGCTACCAGCCCAGCGTAGGTCTGAACAGCGTGGTCCCCTCGCCCTTTATCGCCAAGGGGCACTCCACGCTGGAACGAGTGGCTCCGGACGGATCTCGCGAACAAGTCCTGCAGTGGACCAAGACCCGTCTCGATGACCAAGCGTGGTTCGAGAACGTCAAAGCCGGCATAGAAGCCTTCATCGACGATCAGCAGTACGGCACCACCCGCGTCAAAGCCGCCCCGCTCATTCGCGACAACGACATCATCCCCTGGATCCAGATCGGTGACGCCCACCTCGGAATGCTCGCGCACGAGGCCGAGACCGGGGCCAACTTCGATCTCAAGATCGCGGAGACCGAGCTGGCGACAGCGATCTCCATGCTGATCGACGAACTGCCGGCGGTGGAGCGGCTGGTCATTCAGGACTTGGGCGACTTCACCCACTACGAGAACATGGCGGGCGTCACAGAAGCAAGCGGACACCCCCTCGACTTCGACGGTCGCTTTCCCAAGATGATTGAGGTCTATGCGCGCTTGATGCGCTTCATCGTCGACAAGGCGCTGGAGCGAGCCCAGCACGTCGACATCATCATCAATCAGGGCAATCACAGCCGCACCAACGACATCTGGATGGCGACCCTGCTGCGCTCGGTCTACGAGAAGACCGGCCGGGTCCACGTCCTGAACAACCACTCGCCCTTCATCGCGTACCGCATGGGCAAGACCTTGGTCATGTCCCACCACTCCGACAAGTGCAAGCCGAACCGGCTGGCGCAGGTCATGTCCACGGACTTCAAGGCGGACTGGGGCGAGACCGACTACCACTACATCGACATCGGCCACATCCACCACGCGATGGCGCTCAAGGAGCACCCCGACGTGGTGATCGAGAGCTGGAACATCCTCGCTCCCAAGGACAAGTGGGCGGCGGACGGCGGCTATCGATCGCGCCAAGCGATCAGCATGGTCTATCGCAGCCGCACCTACGGCGAGGTCGGTCGCCGCCTGCTTCCGCTGCGACAGGTTCAAGACCGCATCCGCGCCAGCGCGCACGGCAGCGACCACTATATCGCGCCGGTACAAAGAGCCTTCTCCGTATAGCGGTTGACGGCTAAAGGCTTGCATCTGCCGTCGTCCCACCACAGAGGTGGGCGATGGCGAAGCCTTATGAACAAGATGTCATTCTCGACGTTGCAGGTCAGCCGATCTACGACGCGATGCAAATCGTCCAGCATCGGATCGACGGTCTGGCCAAGACCTTGCGCGACATGGGCAAGGACACGGTTAAAGATGTCTCCAAGATCAAGGACATCGTCGACGCCAACATCAAGGCCCTCCGCGATGCCCGGTCTCAGCTAAGAACTCTCCAACAGGAGAAGGTGGATCGCACCGCCGGTTTCAAGGGCGCCGAGGCGGCTGCGAAGCGGATTGCGAACGCTGAAGTCCAAGCGGACAAGCAGGCCAACCGCCAGAAGGTTATTGAAGCGAAGGTCTCCTACGGAGAACGCGCAAAGCTGGCGCGCGAAGAAGCTAATCTTGAAAAGCAGCTTGCCAAAGAAGTTTCGGAGTACGAGGCCAGCCAGGCTCGCAAGGCGATCTCCACGGCGCGCGAAGTCGCAGCGGCCCGGCGCGAAGCCGCGCTGGCGGCCGTCACCGCCAAGGCTCGCGGCATTACCAATATCGACGACGCGCGAAGCGCGAAGGCGCTCAGCGATAATCGTCTCGCCCAGCTGCGTCGAGAGCGTGCCACCGTCGCGGCCAACGACGCCGAGGCGGCGAGGGGCGTCGCCGCGCGCATCGAGATCGAAAAGCGTCTGGGCCGCGAGCTGGACGCCGTCACGGCCAAGCTGGAGCGGCAACACCGGACGGCTAGCGGGCTGTTCAGCAATACCCCGAA